GCCAAATCTTTTCCAGTACCAACCATCCCGGCATACGAACCAGCCGATGTACCACCATTAGCCAAATCAGTCAACGCTGGAATATCCAAATCAGGCATCTCAGCCTTTAACCGGGCAAGTTCGGCTTCCAAACCGTCAACGAGTTTTTGCGCTAAAGCAATACCAGCATCATAAAAAGTTGCACCTAAAAGAACTTTAAGAGCATTGGCTGTATTGACAAGTGAAGTTTCAATCGCTGTAGAAGTAGCAACAGCCTCAGCCCCACCATCCAACAAGGCTTGCGCGATGAGAGTACCAGCCTCAACACCTGCACTCAAAACCTGCTGAATAGCCCCAGGGGAGAAACCTGCGGCCACAAGTTGTTTAACTAGGTCAGCAAACTTAGTCGCATTCTTGGCTTGATCAACCAAAGCGGCCATGAAATCCACGCCAACCTTGTCACCAATCTTAAAGAAACCATCAGCAAGTTGAACGCCAGCCGTATTTGAAACAGCAGCAATTTCCTTAAATAAATTGTTTGTTTCACCAACAGCAGCCGAACCACCCTTAATCAACTCATCAGCCATCGCACTACCAGTCACAGCACCAGCCTGAATAATCTGATCAATGCCCTCTTTAGACAAGCCAAGAACCATAAGTTGCGATATTTTGCTGGCGAAACCCTTTGCCTGCTCTGCCTGAGCGCGTAACTGATCCAAGAACGAAATCTGTTGAGCCTGGGCGGCGTTGGCTTTCAACGTGGCGGCAGCCAAATCCTCTTGAGGTTTAATAAGATCAAGGGCGGCCTTTTGAATCTCCTCATAAGCTTCCCGGCGATTCTTGCGACCCGCAGCATTTGAATACTTGCTAATCGCATCGTTGAACTTCTGTTGGGCTGCATCAGCCACTTCTTGCGCTTTAGACAAGTCCTCATTGGCTTTTACAAGATCCTGAGCGGCTGTTTGTTGCTTGGAGAAAGCGTCAGACAAGCTGAAAGCACTCATAATCGAATCTTTTACAGACATCGCATAATCATCGTGGGCTTGTTTAGCCTCAGCGATCTTGGCGTTGTAATCATCAGCCTTTTGGGTGGCAACAGACAAAGCGTTACCGAAATCAAAAGCCCCGTTTATAGAGTCATCTACGGCAGATTTCAAATTGTCAAGTTTTTCCTTCAAAGCCTCAAGTTTCTTAGTTGCCTCTTCAATGGCCTTGTTGTACTTATTGGTGATCATCTCGATCAACTTGTCTTTTTGTTTTTGAAGCTTCTTGTCTGCATCCGACGCGTTTTTGGTCGCATCAGTCACGCGAGTGAGGCTCTTGGCAACATTGTCATAAGCCTTGGATTCTTTCTCCAAAACAGCCAACTGTGCATTCAACATTGACAAATACCGAGCTTGGGTATCGTCACGATCCTTGGCGGGATTCATCAACTCCAAAGCCTTAACAACAGCAGCAATCTTTTCCTTCACCCCGGTGATATCGGCATCAATTGTCACCCTTGTGCGAAGCCCACTCAAAAGGTTCATTGACTCAAGGATCGTGTTGAGTTGTCCGTCTAAAGCCCCACCAGCCTTAGCGGAAGCAATAAAGTTCTCAATCATTATCGTGGTAGCAGCAGCAACCTCTTCCTGAGGCTTCTTCATGTTGGTCATGGCTGCCGCGTTCTTGGTGATCGCGTCAAACAGGTCGAAACCGCTCTTCGTCAACGCATCAAAGTCTCCACGTGCGCCCTTAGCGGCATCCATCACGCCAGTCATTGCCTCGCGCATCTCAAAGAATGTCTTAGCATCGGCAACAGCATCAAAGTTCTCGATACCGAACATCGCCTTAGCCATTTCCTCAGCCGTAGCCTTACCATCCTCGGCGGCAGCCTTAAACTCCTTCAAACGACTGATCATTGAGGTAACAGCAATTTTCGCCTTTTCTGTTTCCTTGGCGACCTTCTTTTCTGCCTCGGAGGTCTGATTTAGTGCTTTACCAACCTCAGCCAAAATATCCAAATACGTTTGGTCTGTTGCCACTTTTCCAGCAGCGGCCAACTCGGCCTTTGATGTGGCTTCAATGTTTCTAACAATCTGTGCTTCTTCCTTGCCCAAAGCAATAACCGCATCTAAGTGACCCTGGACAAAATCTTTAATATGTGTTTTCTCTGCCTGATCATCAATTTCTTCAATCTGTGCAGCAAGATCTCGATATTCGGCTGTTACTTCATTGATAACAGTACCGTTGTCGTCATATGCGCTAACAGCACTTGCAATATCTTTCGCCCCTGTAACACTTGCACCAGCCATAATTGCCATCGCATAAGCAGCGTCATAAGAGTTCTTTTTGAAAGCCATCAAAGTAGGAATAGCGTCTTCCTGGCTCTTGTTCACATAATTCAAAGCACTTGTAAGTTTTTCGCCATCTTCCCCGGTCGTGGCAATAACTTTTCCAAGTTGCTCCGTAGAAGACAAATACTGAGCCAATGCGGCTTCATTTTTCTTCAAACTACCGACCTGCGTATCAATAGCCTCAGTTAATGCTTTGGTACGTTCCTCTACTTGCTTATTTCGGTCAGAGAATGCCTGGAATATCTTGAAAACCGCATAAAGGGCAATAGCAATCAACAGCATTGGAAGCACCGAAGCCATGAAATTAACAGCCGCAGCCTTCATAGCCATAAAACCTTGAACGGTCATAGCGGTGAAAGCCTGCATACCAGTAGCACCGAATCGAGCTGCTGTAGCAAAATACTCAATCATCCCGGAAGCAAACATCGTGGCTTTACCAAACAACAATTGGGCTGCTGTAGCAGTACCAGCCGTAACAGCGGCCTGAGCTGTGGCGATCTTTGCCATAACCAAAGCGGCAACAAACTTTATGCCAATCAAAATGATCAAAGGTTCAAGCAAAGGTCCCATCATCTCAAGGACAGAAGCAAACGCATAGAAAGCACCCGTAATCACGGTGATAATCCCAGCCAACGGCCCAGCCAAAACAGAAACAACGCTGGCCATACCATCCAAAATGGACTGCATCGCCACAGTAATCGCTGAGGCAAACTTTAAGAAAGCGGGAATCAAAGGCGCGGCGGCTTTAGCAATTTGACCAAAACTGGTACGAAGTTTCGGACTCATAGCAACCAAAACGGTCATAGCACCCACAACCGGGTTCATTATTGGGGCCAATTTTGCCAACGGCCCAATGTTCGCCAACAAACTCTTACCAGCCATAGCAGTCAAAGCAGTAGCAAAAGTAGCAATTATTGGCGCGTACTTAGCCATTGACTGCCCCAAGCCGTCAACATCTAGTTTCGCATCCTTGAAGCCTTTGACCATTTTCGCCAATTTTTCGATACCAGCCGTAAACGGGGTAAACAGCAATGTCATGGCAGTCGTCAACTCGGTCACAACAGGATAAAAAGCCCCGCCTTCACGAATCAACTTTGAGAACCCTGAGAACAAGTCATAAGAAGCCTTGATCATTGGGCCGAAACCAGCCAGCAACGCACCGCCCATTGCCACCTGCATGTCATTGACAATTCGAGGGAATGAACGTAAAACCTTTCCAGGTTCTTCCATAGCGGCCGAATAAACGCCAGCAACCTTCGCACCCTCATCCATAATCAGGTTGATAATGGCCTGCTGACGCTCCTGAGCGTTCAAATTGTTTGCTGTCTTACCAATACTTAATGCGTACTTGGCGTAACCTGTCGAAGCTTGCTCTGAAATACCAGCCGATTTGAGCAACATGCTGTTACCCGTTTTGATAGCACGAGTCAAAATCATCGCCGTATCGGTCGAGTTCTTCTGTGAAATAACCGCCAAGTCCTGTGCTACACGAGCAACTTTGGCGGCCTGAGCCATCTCAAGGTTGCCTTGAGCGAACTCAATAGCCATCTGCTGTGCAGCGGCCATCTCAATACCGTTATCACGAATAGCCTGAGCAGACTTTTTGATGTTATCTGCACCAATCCCGGTGGATTTACCAATCGCATCAATAGCGACGTTTAACTCCGAAACACGAGCGGCAGCTTGAAATGATGCTTTCCCCATTTTGACAAGGGAAAAAGCGGCCCCACCAATCACCGCGCCAGCAGCGATTAAGCCTTTATTTACGCCACCAACAGTCTGATTTAACTGATTAGCAGAGGATGAGGCTTGTTGAAAAGCCTTGGTGAAGCCATCGTCAATCGCACGTAAGTACGCTACAACCTGGATATCTTCAGCCATTTAATCACCTCCTGCGTTTGTTCGCCTGTTCAGCTTCGTAAGCCCTTAATTTGTATAGGGCGGCCCACTCAACTATTTCCGCAGAGGTGATTGGGAGATGGGCAGGTGTGCCGTACAAAAGTTCGGCCACCGTGCGCCCCAATTTCTCCGCTAGTTCGAAGAGGAACCGCCGTTCGGTGTTGATGAGGAGTCTTTTCCCGCGACATCAATGGCATCAGCCCCAAAACCTGACAATCGCATAGCGACCGTGTTGATCTTTTCCAAAGCCGCACCATTCTTGGACATAATTGTGTCCTTGTCAGCGTGGGTAAACACAGGCTCGCCCGTTTCCGGGTCGTAAACGCATGTGACAACAACTTCAGGCATCATCTTCGCAAAGTTGACATTGCCGTTGTTATCTGCTGCATCCTGAACAATCGCTGCGCGAGCAGCTCCGCTCATACCTCGAACTTCTACTTCAACACCCCATTGATCAATCTTGACGATTTCTCTTTGTAGGTCATCTACTGCAATAATGCGGTCACGTAAGGACACGATATTTCTCCTGTGTTTGTTGGTTTTTGGGTTTATGATTTGCCTATTGGCTTATCATTACCAAGTGGTGCGAGTTACTGGACCCGTTACTTGGAAATCTGCTGTTGCTTGAACTACATCGCCGACTGATGCCGAAATGTTGTAGCCAGTCATAATGCAAGTACCTGTGTACTTGATCATGCTTGCTGTGCTACCAGTTGGGCCGTATTCAAAATCCAAAGCGGTTGCGAAACCAAGAACACCAGCAAGGGTTGCGTCTGCCGTAGCGTCAAACAAGCCTGAAATGCTGAAGTTCGCATCCGACAAGCCCACAATGTAGGTCTTAGCCGAACCTGAAACACCGAACGTTGTGGTTTCCGCTGTCTCGATTGAACGAGAAAGAGAAACATCGTTTAGATATGAGGAGTAGTCCACCAGGGTTGATGAAGAGTTGTCCAATTTGAATACTGCTGACTTGCCATGTGCGAATGCCACGATTTACCTCCGTGCGAAAGAAACTTGATAGGTGATTGATCCTGTACCTGCGGAAAGCGTGTTTTGCGCCCGCAAATATCGGTTAACTGTCGTACCAGCCGCGACTGTGACCCGCTCCGAAGTTGTAACCGTTGTAGCAACAACGGCAAATGATGCCAAATCAGCCCAAGTTGAGTTATCACTTGAGTGTTGGACTTTGATGGTCGCATTAGCCGACCGTGTGTTGACTGAAACATGAAGTTGAGCCAAACCGCCATTAGCAGTCGAGGCGGCATTATCAACCGAAGTGCTGTTTGTGGTAGCCGAAATTGAGGCTAAAGCAGCAAGAGAAACACCATGATCAATACCACCGTCAGCTTGGGCATCATAGGAAACCGAAACAACATCACCAACAGGTGAGGAAACCGAATACCCGGTGGTTTTTGCTTGAAGCAGTTTTACCGGGTTACCAATCGTTGAGGTTGTTGGAAAAAACGATACTGGAGCGTTCGTATCTGAGCCAATCGAGGCTGTAAGGACAGCATCAACAGCACCTGCAACACCGTCAAACATCCCGGAAGCTGTCACCGTTCCATCTCGCAATCCCGTGATATACGTTTTTGCGCTGGAACCGAATGCGGTCGTTTCCGCAGTCTCGACC